AAAAGGGGATGTATACCAGTTAGCGCGGCAGGCTTTAAAGACTTTAAAGAGTCTTATCTATATCATAGCCCCATTGCAGGGCTAATCGACTTCGTAGCAATTAGCCTTACTACAGGGCTAATCGACTACCACAGGATGAGTCCTTATTAGACCTCTTCCTTTTATTCCTTATTTACACCCACTACACATGGGTCTGGAATATCTATATAACCCCGATGGGCTTAATATCTATTATACAGCGATATTCGGGTTTTGTCAAGTAGTTTCTCATATTTATTATATCTTTTTGTTATAAAAGACTTGACAAATGCTCAGATCGCAGTATAATAGAGTGTATGACAAATAAAAAAGAACTGACAACAAAGCAGGAAGCATTCTTAACTCACTTAACTGAAGTAGGGGGTGATCCGCGAAAAGCAGCAGAGATGGCAGGGTACGCTGAATCTAGCACCAATGCAGTTGTTAAGTCTTTAAAGACGGAGATCTTAGACTTAGCAACAAACATCTTAGCACAGAGCGCACCAAAGGCCGCTATGAAGCTTGTAGCCATCATGGATAGCTCAGAGCCAATACCGCAGGCTAACATGCGTATACAAGCAGCACAGACTATTCTAGACCGTGTGGGTTTAGGCAAAACAGACCGTCTAGATGTTACGGTTAATACAGCAGGCGGTTTGTTTATACTTCCCGCAAAGAACGAAGTAGTCTTAGAAGGTAACTATGAGGAGATCTAGCAGTACTATTCCATTTGGTTATAAGCTAGATGAGAACAACGTAGAGTTGCTAACTCCAATACCCGAACAGCTTGAAGAACTAGACAAGATGATAGAGATGATTAAACAACAAACACTGAGTCTGCGCGAAGCAGCCATGTTCTTAGAACACAAGACCGGAAGGACTATTAGTCACATGGGTTTAAAGAAGATAGCAGACAAGCGCGATGACTGATTGGGAATCAAACCCAGATAACTACGCAACAGACGATAACGGAGAGTTCATACTCAAGGTTGATGGTACGCCGCGAAAGAAGTCAGGTAGAGCTAAAGGATCTAAAAGTCGTGGTTATACTTATCATTCTACAACTAAAGCAAAAATGGACGCAAAGAAGAGCGTCAGAGAAAAACAAAAGAAACTTAAAGCAGCTCAAACAAAAGTAGAGAGTTACAAGAAGTCAATAAATACCACTACAAAGACTTTGAATAAACTGGACGGCAATGCAGCTTCAAACGTAACAGAGCAAACGGACATAGATAATCTTCCAAACGCTCTAGCACAAGAAGCAAAAGAAGAGGTTATCTTCAAGGCCAACGAAGGCCCACAAGAAGACTTCTTAGCAGCCTCAGAAACAGACGTTCTGTACGGTGGAGCAGCAGGGGGAGGTAAGTCCTATGCCATGCTCGTAGACCCGCTTAGATACGCTCACAGATCCGCTCACAGGGGTCTAATCATAAGACGCTCGATGCCAGAACTACGAGAGCTTATAGACAAAAGTAGAGAGTTGTACCCGAAAGCATTTCCGGGCTGTAAATACAAAGAGGTGGAGAAGCTTTGGAACTTCCCAAGTGGCGCTAAGATTGAGTTTGGCTTCTTGGAACGTGATGCAGATGTTTATAGGTATCAGGGTCAGGCATATAGTTGGATAGGGTTTGATGAGATTACACATCTGCCTACAGAATTTGCTTGGAACTACTTAGCTTCAAGACTTAGAACCACCGATTCAGAAATTGTGCCTTATATGCGTTGCACAGCAAATCCGGGCGGTGTAGGAGCTACATGGGTTAAGAAGCGTTACATAGACCCCGCTCCGGCATACGAGTCTTTCACAGGCCAAGACGGACTAAGCAGAAAGTTTATACCTGCTAGATTGCAGGACAATCCGTTTTTAGCGCATGACGGAAGATACGAAAAGATGCTACAGGCTTTGCCGCCAACACAGCGACAACAGCTTTTAGACGGCAACTGGGACGTTTCAGAAGGCGCAGCGTTCACAGAGTTTGTACCACAGCTACATGTTATCACGCCGTTTGACATTCCTATAAGTTGGGAAAGAGTTAAAGGGATAGATTATGGATATGCTTCAGAGAGTGCTTGCGTTTGGGGAGCAGTTGATCCCAGTGACGGTACACTGATCATATACAGAGAATTATACCAGAAGGGGCTATTAGGCACAGAGCTTGCAGACCTAATAACTAACATGGAAATGTCAGACCCCTTCAGCGTCCAAGGAGTGCTTGATACAGCGTGTTGGAGTCGAACGGGTACTACAGGCCCAACAATCGGTGAAACGCTTCAGAGAGCCGGACATAAGCTCAGAAGAGCAGATAAGAATAGGATACAAGGAAAAATACAAATCCACGAATACTTGAAAGTCATGCAAAGCGGTAGGCCCAGAATACAAATACTAAACACATGCCCTAACCTGATACGCGAACTGCAAAGTATTCCTCTGGATAAACGCAACCCAGAAGACGTAGACACACACGCGCCGGATCACGCATATGATGCGTTAAGGTACTTGATTATGTCTAGACCACGTATAAACGATACGTTAAATCAAATGCGACAATTTCATAGAGAAAGAATATATGCCCCTATGGACTCAACTTTCGGATACTGACATATATGAGTGAAGAAAACGAACTATTTGGAAACGCCGGAGAGATCTACTTTGAACCTGTTGAGGGCGAAAGTGGTCTTGACTTAACGCTAGAAGAATCTGTTCGTCTTCAGTTTGTTGGCTTAGTACAAGATCGTTTTGAACAAGCGGCGTCAGCAAGAGAATCAGACGAAGCAAGATGGCTACAAGCCTATCATAACTTCCGTGGACTATACGGCAAGAACGTAAAGTTCCGCGAATCAGAAAAGTCTAGAGTTTTTATCAAAGTAACAAAAACTAAAGTAATTGCAGCGTTCGGTCAGCTAGTAGATGTAATGTTTGGAACAGGCAAGTTCCCTATTGGTGTTAAAGAAACAAAAATACCAGAAGGTGTATCAACATATAGACACCTTGACATGGCTCCTAACATTGAAACAAGCGAACCGGAAGTTAAAGAACCAGAAACAGAAGAAGAAAAAGTACTAGACCCCTTTGACGTAGGTTACGAAGGTGACGGAAGAGTCCTCAAAGCAGGCGCAACTGTCTCATTAGGCGAAAACGCTTTTGAAGACGCAATAGAAGAAGCAGGTTTTGAATTTAAAGACGGCATAAGTCCAAACCCTACTGTTCTAGAAACAGCCCCTGCTAAAGATGCAGCACGACTGATGCAAAAACTAATACATGACCAGATTGAAGAGTCTAACGGGTCTTCAGAACTCCGCAATGCGTTGTTTGAGGCTTCTTTGTTTGGTACTGGTATTGTTAAAGGCCCGTTTAACTACAATAAAACACTAAGCCGTTGGGAAAAGGACGAAGAAACAGGCGAAAGAGAATATAACCCACTAACTGTACGGGTTCCGCGCATTGAATTTGTTTCTGTGTGGGACTTTTTCCCTGATCCTAACGCTACTACTATTGAAGAGTGTGAATACACGTTCCATAGGCACAAGTTAAACCGCTCACAGCTTAGAAATCTAGCAAAACTTCCGCATTTCAATAAAGAACAGATTCGTGCGTGTCTCACAATGGGTTCAAACTACGTTGAAAAGGACTATGAGTCCGAATTAAAAGATGACCACCGTAATGAAGACTACGGCAATGGCCTATTTGAAGTTTTAGAATATTGGGGAGTTATGGATGCACAGTACGCAAGAGAAGCAGGCATGGACATCCCTAACGAGGTTGATGATTTAGATGAAGTACAAGTTAACGCATGGATTAGTAATGGTAAGCTGCTACGTGGGGTTATTAATCCTTTTACTCCGTACAGACTCCCCTACAATGCCTTTCCTTACGAGCGTAATCCTTATTCTTTCTTCGGTATTGGCGTTGCTGAAAATATGGACGACTCTCAACAGATAATGAACGGACATGCACGGATGGCAATCGACAACTTAGCGTTGTCAGGCTCTATAGTCTTTGACGTAGACGAGTCTGCCTTAGTTGGTGGGCAATCAATGGAAATATATCCCGGAAAAGTGTTCAGACGGCAATCAGGAATGCAAGGTCAGTCAATACATGGGTTGAAATTTCCTAATACTACTCAAGAAAACTTACAAATGTTTGACAAGTTCCGTCAGCTTGCTGATGAGCAGACAGGTATACCAAGTTACTCACACGGACAGACAGGCGTTCAGAGCATGACTCGTACAGCGTCAGGTATGTCTATGTTGCTAGGTGCAGCAAGTCTAAATATTAAAACAGTAGTTAAGAACGTAGATGATTTTTTGTTAAAGCCTTTAGGTAGGGCTTATTACCAGTGGAACATGCAGTTCTTTGAGGGCGAATTAGAAATTGAAGGCGATTTAGAAATTAACGCAATGGGTACAAACAGCCTAATGCAGAAAGAAGTACGCAGTCAGCGTTTGACCATGTTCTTACAGACCGCACAGAACCCCGCTATTGCACCGTTTGTTAAAATCTCTAAGATCGTCAGTGAGCTTGCTTACAGCTTGGACTTAGACCCAGACGAGATCCTAAACGATCCCGAAGAGGCTGCAATCATGGCCCAAATCATAGGAGCGCAAAATGTTGGACAAGCAACTGGCGGCGAAGCTGTCGCCCCTGACGAGCAACAAGCAGCTATGGGAGGCGCTCAAGGAGCATCTCAACAACCTCAAGACCTTGGAGCTACAGGGACTGGCGGTGGCAACATCGGAACTGGAATTGTACCGCAAGCAGGGGAAGGTGAGTTCTCTGGTTAATCTAATGCAGCTTAAAGAACAAGTAAGCGAAGCCAAACAAAGAATCGAGGATTAGAAAAATGACAGAATCTATAGATGACAGACGATATAGAATGCAACAAGAAGAAAACGCCCGTAGAAGAGCTATGGAAAAAGAGTCTCAAAGAAAAAATGATGAGTACCTTGCGAACTTAGACTCAGGTGACGTTTCTCCAGAAGTTGAAGCAGAGTTAACGCGGTCACAAGCCGAAAAAGACATGGACGACAGTATGCGTAAAGCACACCCGTTAAACAAAGGCGGCATGTTAAGCGATCCTATGAAAGTTAAGTACAACGAAGGTTCTATGCTCGTTACACCCGAAATGGGAATGGAAGACGAAATACCTGAAGATACCTACGACAACATCCCCGAAGACGAGAAGGCTGCTGTAGAAGCTTCACAGCTACCAGACTCAGAAATGGAAGAGGACTACACAGGCTATGTACTGGGACAGTCTTTAGACACAGAAGAACAAGAATATTTAATGGGCATTCTAGAAACAGATGAACGCCTAAGTGGCATCTTTGACAAGGTCATGGATGTTGCAGGAGAATTTTCCGGTGAAGGCTCTGTAGAAGGGCCGGGAACTGGGACATCAGATTCGATACCCGCAAGGTTGTCGGATGGTGAATTTGTTTTCACCAAGAAAGCTACCGATCAAATGGGCGCTGATCAGCTACAAACTATGATGGACGAAGCTGAGAAAGCCTATGACGGTGGTTACATGAAGAAAGCATTTGGAGGTCTGACAAGCGAAGACGATATAGGAATGGATTCGTATGACAGTGAAGAAGAGGTCAAGAAACAAATGATCTCTGCTAACCAAATGCCAAGTATAAGATAACGATAAAGCCACTTTATTAATTTAAACCCTTTATCACAAATATAAATCCAGAGGCCACCTTGAAGTATCAAGACCCTGTATTATAAACGCGAATAATACAGCCACCTTGAAAGACTAGCAAGCCCCAAAAGGAGAGTGACAAGATGAGTAATGCAACTGAACAACTTGATGAACCCGTAGCAAATCCGTACAATTCTCGAAAGGAATGGCACACAGAAGACGCACCCAGTCGAGGATCAGCAGAAGGGCTATATCACGAAGAGAAACCTAAGAAGGCTACCCGCAAAGAAGCGGCCCCTGAACAAGAGACTCAAAGTGGTAATACAAATTATAAAAAACGATACGATGATCTAAAGAAACATTACGATCAGAAGATTGCAGACTTTAAGCAAAAAGAACTACAACTTACAGCAGCGGCAACAGAGATGCAACCTGCATATGCCCCGCCTAAGTCAGCCGAAGATCTTGAAAGCTTTCGTGAGCAGTATCCTGATTTATATGAAACAGTAGAAACTGTTGCACACTTACAAAGTGAACAACAAATGCAAGCTTTAAAAACTAAGTTGTCTGTTCTCGAAGAACGAGAATTAAACATACAGAGAAAAGAAGCTGAAACTACACTTCGTTCACGGCATCCTGATTTTGAGGATATACGCGGCGATGACAAGTTCCACGAATGGGCTAAAGAACAACCCGAAGTAATTCAAGGTTGGATCTATGAAAACCCAGACAATGTTAATTTAGCAATCAAAGCTATTGATCTTTATAAAATGGAAAACGGCATCAAGGAAAGCAAGAAGCAGAAACCGTCTAAGTCACAATCTTCCAAGTCTTCAGCGGCAGATATGGTATCCACGCGAACAACCCGTGTAGATGCGAATCAGCCTAAGATTTGGACACAACGGGAAATTGCATCTTTGACCATCCAACAATATGATAAGTATGAACAAGAAATTGATTTAGCTATCATGGAAGGCAGAGTGCAATAACTACTTAATGTCTTTTTTAGGAGTAACATAACATGGCTTTTAACGCATCCGATCAACTATTTGAACAGAGTACAGACACCAACGGTAACTTTGGTAACTCAGTATCTGGTCAAGCTAACAGTTTTTTCCTTCCTTCAATTTACTCGAAGAAAGTACTTAACTTTTTCCGCAAGGCTTCTGTAGCCGAAGCGATCACCAACACTGACTATAGCGGCGAGATCACTGCTTATGGTGATTCTGTAAAGATCATCAAAGAGCCAGTAATCACTGTCTATCAGTATGAGCGTGGCGCTGATGTTACTAAGACTGCACTGACTGATCAAGAAACTACACTTGTTGTAGATATTGCAAACGCATTTAAATTCATCGTTGATGATATTGAAACTGCAATGTCTCACGTTAACTTTAAAGAAGTTGCTGCTTCTTCTGCTGCTTACGCATTGAAAGATGCTTTTGACGCAGGTGTAATTGCTAAGATGTTTGCCGGTGTTTCAGCCGCAAGCCCTAACCATATCCTTGGTTCTGACAATGCTACTGACATAGCTGCCGGTACTTTTGATGGCACTGGTAACTTAGACCTTGGTTTTGGTACTAACGAGCATGATCCTCTTGATTTGATGGCTCACATGGCCCGTCTACTTGACGAGCAGGACATCCCAGAAGAAGATCGTTGGTTCTTGGCTCCACCTAGCTTTTACGAGCAGTTGGGCCAGTCTAGCTCTAAGCTAATGTCTGTTGACTTTAATGCCGGTCAAGGCTCTATCCGTAACGGTCTGGTATCTTCAGGCAAGTTGCGCGGCTTTGACATGTATAAGTCAAACAACATTGCTGCTACATCTAACGCAGCAGGCCAGATTATTTGTGGTCACGTTAGCTCTACTGCAACTGCACAGACTATCACTAGCACTGAGGTCATCCGTGATCCAGACAGCTTTGGTGACATCTGCCGTGGTCTGCACGTATATGGTGCTAAAGTATTACGTCCTGATGCACTTGTATCAGCGTTCTACGGTATCGACTAAGTAAGTAACTAGAGATGGGGGTGTAAAAGCCCCCTGATCTTTATAAGAGGTATTTATGCCAATAGTAGGAAGCAATAATAAACCTGTAATGATTAAAGGAAACAGCAAAAACAGGATTCTTGGAGACACAGGCAGTTGGTACAAACCAGAAAACAAAAAAAAGTATGAAGATAACTGGGAAAAAATCTACGGAAAGAAAAAAACTGAAACTACACTAAAGGCGTAATAATCTATGGCAACAACTTATCTTGAATTAACTAATGAGCTTCTACGAGAACTCAATGAAGTTGCCCTAACGTCTTCGACTTTTACAAATGCAGTTGGTGTACAGCAACACGTTAAGGACTCAGTAAACCGCGCTTACTTTGATATTATAACTGAAGAGCCGCAATGGCCTTTTTTATCTACAGCAGAAAGCGGTGAAACAGATCCTATGTACGGCAACGCTTATGTTGAAACAGTAGCAGGCCAACGCTTTTTTGAATTAAAACCTGCTAGTTCGGACATTACAACGGACTACAGTTCAATAGACTGGGACAATTTCTACATGACTACCGTAGGTGTAGACGGAGAAACTGCTCCTTACGAAGCTAGAAACTTACGCTTTATGACTACAGAAGCTTGGAAAGACTTTCGCAGAATTTCGGAGAACTTAGATGACGCAGACTCTCAACAATATGGTGTACCCAACGCTGTTATTCGCAGCCCTGACTCTCGCAAGTTTGGACTCAGTCCCATTCCTGACAAGGTCTACCGCGTTTGGTTCTATGCGTGGGATCTGCCTTCAAGACTTGCCTCTCACGGAGACACCATAGTATTTCCAGATTTGTATACTGGTGTCTTACAAGCCAGAGCAAGGTACTACATCTGGCAATTTAAAGACAACCCACAAGCAGCAGCTTTTGCACTGGAAGATTACAGAAAAGGATTACGCAGTATGCGTTCTAATCTTATTGAGCCAGTACCCGCTGATATTAAAGATGACCGGATGAGGTTCGTTTAATGGCTGCTTCACAACCCTTTGGTATTGCATGTAGAGGCGGGTTAAATACAAACCTTAACCAACTTGAAATGCTCTCACAGCCGGGATTAGCTACAAAGTTAATTAACTTTGAGGTTGATCCTGACGGTGGTTACAGACGTATAAACGGCTACACAGCTTTTGGAGACACCAAACCAAACGGTGTCCACCCAAGTCTCGGCATGATTGTATATGCTGACGGCGTTATAGTTTGTTCAGGGACTGGAATCTTCTTTAGCCAAGACGGAGAAAATGCTTGGTTACAGATTAACAGAGCAAGCGTAGCAAGCGGTGGAGACAACTACACAGCCTTTACAGGCCGCAGCATGGACGCAAGAACCGACCAGAAGCAATGCTCTTTTGAAATCTTTGAGGGCAACACAGACTACGGACAAGTTATTATTTGTGATGGTGTCAACAAGCCTTTCTTATTTAGCATGACAGGAACAGGTGGCTTAACGACTCGTACATTCTTTGCAGAAGAAGTAACAGTAAGCAGCACAACAGCCCCTAAAGTATGTGCTATCCATGACCAACACTTAGTTGTTGCAGGCGCTCCTACTGCTAAAAACACAGTTTTTTATAGTACATTATTAGACCCCAGTAGCTTTTCAGGTACTGGATCAGGAAGTATTTTATTGCCTGACCAAGTAGTTGGTATTAAAAGCTTCCGTGATGATCTTATTATATTCTGCCGCAACAGCATCCACAAACTCATAAACATAAATAGTTCTTCAACTATTGCAGTTGTCCCAATCACTAAAAACGTAGGTTGCTTGAGTTCACACAGCATCCAAGAAATTGGTGGTGACTTGGTCTTCTTGTCACCAGATGGTATTCGTTCAGTGGCGGGTACAGCACGTATTGGTGACGTTGAATTAGGATCAGTAAGCCGACAAATACAATCTATCATTGCTCGTCTTTCTTCGTTTATAAATGATTTTACAGTTACAAGCGCAGTGCTTAGAGGTAAATCACAGTACAGATTATTTTACAACGAGATAGGCGGTTCAACTCTTTCTGCCAAAGGAATAATTGGAACACTTACTGCTAATGGTTTTGAGTGGTCAGAAACTTTAGGCATTCAAGCGTTAGGGTTTACAACGGGCTTTGATTCTACAGGCGTTGAAAAACAATACCACGGAGATACTTTAGGCTTTATTTATAATCACGATACAGGAGACAGCTTTAGAGCTTCTGGCGCAGCACTTGATATTTTTGCACAGTATCAAACACCAAACTATGATTTCGGTGACGTAGGAACTAGAAAGACTTTACATTACGCAAAAATATCTATAAGCCCCGAAGGAGAAGTGCAGCCTTCGCTTAGAGTTCGTTATGACTACGAAGACGGAAACATCCCACAGCCCGAAGCTTATGTTTTAGATTCAATACCACTGCCTGCTCTTTTTGGTACTGCGGTATTTGGAACAGCTATTTTTGGCGCAAGTAATGATCCAATGGTTCGTCAAGCAATAGAAGGAAGCGGCTATGTTTCTAATTTTAGAATAAGCACCACTGATCAAAGCCCCCCTTATGCCATTAACGGCTTATACATTAATTACGTCCCATCAGGTAGGAGATAAACCACATGGCAGGCACAAGCTACACGCGACAAAGCACACTTACAGATGGCGATACGATCACAGCGTCACTTTTTAATATTGAATATGATAAACTTGTTTCGGCTTTTTCATATGCCGCCACTGGAACTACAGGACACCAACACGATGGTGGTGCAGGAGAAGGTGGAAACATTGAAATTATTGGTGATCAAAACTTTTTAAATAAGATTGTAGTAGACAGCACTAACAACCGTTGGGGAGTTTTTGTAGAAGTTGGAGGATCAGCAGTAGAACAGATTCGCATCCAAGACGGTGCAATTGTTCCTGTTACGGATAGCGACATTGACTTAGGTACAAGTTCTTTAGAATTTAAAGACGGATTCTTTGACGGCACTATACACGTAGATACTTTGGACGTAGATGCTAACGCAACCATTGCAGGCACATTGGGCGTTACAGGCGTACTGACTGCAACGAGTCTCGATATTTCTGGAGACATAGATGTAGATGGAACAACTAATTTAGATGTTGTAGATATTGACGGCGCTGTTGACATGGCTTCTACACTTGCTGTGGCAGGCGTTTTAACTGCTACGTCTTTAGATATTTCTGGCGATGTAGATGTTGACGGAACATTAGAAACTGATGCTCTGTCTCTAAATGGTACAGCGGTCACAAGCACAGCGGCAGAACTAAACATCCTTGATGGCGTTACAAGCACAGCAGCAGAGTTAAACCTGCTTGATGGTGTGACTAGTACCACAGCGGAACTTAACATCCTTGATGGTGTGACTAGCACCACAGCGGAACTTAACATCCTTGACGGTGTCACTAGCACCACAGCAGAGTTAAACCTGCTTGACGGTGTGACTAGCACTACAGCGGAACTTAACATCCTTGACGGTGTCACTAGCACCGCAGCAGAACTCAACATCCTTGATGGTGTTACTAGCACCGCAGCAGAACTTAATATCCTTGATGGCGTTACAGCTAGTGCAACAGACATAAACCTAATAGACGGCATAACTAACGGAACCGTTATAGCAAGCAAAGCAATTATTACAGATGCAAACATCGACATTACTGGCGGTAGAAATATTACTATCTCTGGTGAACTTAGTGCAGCTACTCTAGATATTTCTGGCAATGTAGATGTTGATGGTACTTTAGAAACTGACGCGCTTACTATTGGCGGTGTAACACTAGCCGAAACAATTAGCGATACTGTAGGGGCTATGGTTAGCTCTAACACAGAGACAAACATTGCAGTAACTTATCAAGACGCAGACAACACATTAGACTTTGCTTTACCTGCATCATTAGAGATTACTACAGCAGTAGGTGTTGGCGGTGGTTCAACAAACGGTGTAGTTATATCACAAGGTGCTATATCAATTAAAAATGGTGGAGCTAAATCTTATATAGATTTATATTGTGAATCTTCTAATGCTCATTATACAAGAATAGAAGCAGCAGCCCACGGTGCATATTCAGGCAATGTTACAGCTACTTTACCTACAACAACAGGTACACTTGCTTTAACATCTGATATACATACAACAGAAGAACTGCAAGACATCATTGGAGCAATGGTAAGTTCAAATACTGAATCAGGTATTACAGTAGCTTATCAAGATGCTGATGGTACAATAGATTTTACAGTTGGAACACTTAATCAAGATACAACAGGTTCGGCAGCTACTTTAACAACTCCTAGAGCTATTGCGGTAGCCGGAGATGTTACAGGCACAGCAAACTTTGACGGTTCAGCCGCTATTTCTATAACAACTGCCCTAGCTACTGATGCTATTGTAACTGCAAATATTACAAATGCAAATGTTACACTGGCTAAGATGGCAGCTAATAGTGTTGATAGTGACCAGTATGTAGACGGCAGTATTGATACAGCACACATTGCAAACGACCAAGTTACAGGTGATAAGTTAGCTAATGATATTACAATCGCTAATAATTTGGTAGTATCAGGTAACCTAGCAGTTACAGGTACAACCACACAAACAGGTTCAGTTGTAAGTGATTCTAACTTTACAGGCTTGTTAGATGAGAACACAGGCAACTCTAGTGACTTTGGTTTATATGGTAAATATGTAGAATCAAGTACTACTAAGTATGCGGGATTATTTTATGACGCATCTACCGATAATACATTTAGATTATTTACAGATACACAAACAGTTCCCGGAACTACAGTTAACACAGGAGCAACAGGATATGCTGCTGCTAACTTAATAGCTGCGGGTATAACAGGAACTACAGCAACATTCTCTGGAGACTTAAACGTAGATAGCGGTGTGTTGTTTGCAGACGTAAGCACCAATAGAGTGGGCATCAACCAAGCTTCTCCTGATGTTTCTTTAGACATTGGTGCTAATACAGATGCTGTACATCTTCCTGTAGGTACTACGGCCCAAAGACCTTCAAGCCCTGCTGCCGGATATTTCAGATACAACAGTAGCCTAGCAGCTTTTGAAGGCTACACAGACGCATGGGGATCTATCGGCGGTGGTGGTAGTAGCACTAACACTTTTACACACGATGTATTTACTTGTAACGGTTCTACAACAGCATTTGCTTTAAGCCAGACTACAGCATCAGAAAATAACTTAATGGTCTTTGTAGACGGTGCATTCCAAGAACAGGGTGCATACTCTATAGCTACTGCAAGTGGCACAACTACATTGACCATGAGTGTTGCACCCGCTAATACTCGTAAGCTAGTTGTGTACACAGTCGCTGCTGCTGTATCAGGCTCTAATTTAAACATAGACAGCATGACAGGCGATGGCAGTGACACCACGTTAACGCTTTCTATAGCACCAGTGAACGAGAACAACACACAAGTTTTCATAGACGGAGTGTATCAAGGCAAATCAACTTATAGCATCTCTGGCACTACGTTAACTTTTTCTACTGCGCCACCTAATACTTCTGCTGTAGAAGTTATGACAATGACACAGACAGATATTAATGTGCCTGTAGATGGGACTATAACAAGCGCAAAGCTTTCCGGTGCTTTGACTACGCCAAGTACTTTGGCAGTCACTGGAGTCCTAACAGCCAACGGCGGTGCAGTGTTTAACGAAGCAAGCGCAGACGTAGACTTCCGCGTCGAGTCAGATGGCAACACCCATGCGTTATTTGTTGAAGGATCATCAGGCAACATGGGTATTGGTACTAGTACGCCTAGTAGCTATTACACAGGCGCAGACAACCTAGTAATACACC